GGGATTCTTGATCACCCCGACGTTGCCGGAGCTAGGCGTCACTAGTGGTGGTGATCCCAGCATCTGCTGTTGCGCAAGCTGCTGGCGCTCGCGCTCAAGCTCGGCCGGGCTCTTGATGGGCGCGTTCATGCGTCGCAGCAACTCAGGAATGTCCACTTGATCCGTCAGTAGTGTTGCATCACTCTGCCCCACCAGTTGCAGGATCTGCTTGTAGAAGTCGATGTCGTCCTTGCGGAAGCCGTGGCTGACCTTCAGCGCCAGGCCACCGTTGTTGATGAACTCGGGGAAGTTGACGATCAGCAACTGCGGGATCATGTAGCGGTTGATCTCGTCATCGATCTCTTCCATCAACAGTGCTTGCGACTCGATGAAGATCTCGGCCATCTGTGCAGCGACGTTACGCGAGCTTGTGCCGCCCTCACCCTCGATGAATGCCTGCTCAGGCACCCAGACGGCGCGCAGCTTCATCACGTTCAGGTAGTTGAAGCGCGCATCGAACGTCTGGAGTGACTGGAACGGCGTCTCCAGGAACTTGAAGTCCCAGGCCCGCTGTGTGCCGGAGGCTTCGCCCAGGCCGGCCTCGGCCATCGTGGAGGGAACGGCGGCAACAGCATTGCTGCGGAGGCGATCGGCCATTTCGAGCGCGATCTGCCAGTTCGGCTGTGTCTCGCCGGTCTCCTCATCGATCACGCTGTTGCCCTCCGGGTGGAAGGCAATCACCGGAGGAATAGCGACACGTTCATAGCCGCGATTGGAAAGCTGGAAGAGGAACTTGTAGCTCCACCAGTAATCACGGGCATGGCCGGTGCGGGGGAAGCCGTAGATCGATCCGTGCTCATCGTCCTTGGCATTCGTGCCCCACATGCTGTGGTAAACATCGATGTCAGGGACGCCCTGCTTCTTCTGCTGCTTCTTAGCCTGCTTCATGCCGGCGACCTGAGGCGCGGCGTAGTCCATTCCGTTGAACTCACCGGTGTTCGTGTCGAAAACAGGCTTGACAAGCTCGGGCCGTAGTGGCACGGGAGCCTTCCAGATAATCGGCTCAACCGAACCTTCGTCCCAAATCGGCTTGATCTGGTTGTCCGGGTTCTGCTCGGTCGGGTCGCTATAGACGCCACCCGGATTCTTCATGATGAAGCGCTTGACCATCGCCTGGAAACCGAAGTCCAGAGCCAGTGTGCGTTGCAAGATGTAACGCGCGTAGATCGGCCGCAGACAGGCATCAACAAAGGCGGAAATCTGCGCGTTCGGCCCATCCTTGTCGCGCGCCTCGATGTGCCAGTCGGCCCGCACCAGCGGTACCTTGATGTAATGCAGCCCGAAGGCAATCATCGCATCCTTGCGCATCTGGCGCATCTGGTACAGCGTCACTCGCTCGGAATCGAACGGCGGACCGAGCGTGGTGGACATGGCCGACCAAGCATCTTGGGCCGGCGTCTGCTGCGCTATAGTCGGCGCAGGGTCCTTACTCTTGACAGATTTTTCGATCTTGGCAACGTCTTCAGGAGTGACGCCGCCTTCATCAATCTTGATAGGTGTGTCGGCCATTTCCTATTTGACGTTGAGAGTGAACCGGGGGTCGAGATCGATAGCAGAACCTCCGCGCGATGCTATCGAACCATAGACAATCTCGCCAGCTTCGGAGGTCATGCGACTACGATGGGATACCGTAGATTGACGAACTGGCTGCCCAGACCCCTTCGCAGCCTTGGCCTTGGCCATCTTTATCAGCATGTCTCGGCGCTTACCTTCGATCGCCTCGGCATTGGCAATACCGTAGCGCCAAGCAGCCATCGCATGGTTGAACTTGTCAAGCTCCTTGCCAGTCTTCGGGTCGCGCTGCCAAGCCTCGACTTCCTCGCAGAACATTGGGCACTGATCGACATCCACGGAGAATTTGTCGTCAACGACAAGGTTCTGGACAGTATCGATGAACTGCTGCTTGTTGCGCGTCTTGATCGGCCAGCTTGACGGAATGCCGTGATTGTTGAAAATGATCCTGTCACCGGCACCCTGCGGATCACAGAACGTACCCTTGATGCGCCACGCCGGCCCGAACTGTTGCCGGTACTCCATGTCAGTTGCGATGACACGCTTGGCCAACGTGTCGCTGCCGATGCCGGTGACGTAGATCTCCTTGAAGCAGATGTAGACGCCGGCTGACAGCCAGATCGGCTCGTACTCGAAGCCGAGCGCCGGCACCTCACTTGTCAGATATTGGAAGTACAGGACACAGGCCGGGTGCGTTGATCCCCAGTCAACACCCCTGTAGATCGGGCCGTACATCGGATGCGGTTCGTAGTGACGGACACCGTAGACGTTGAGCGACCAGTCCTGGATGTAGCTGTTCTCGTCCTTGCCGTCGCGGCACTCATGCTGCAACGTCCACGTACCAGGAGTATTGCGCTTGAACGTCTGGATCAGATCGACGTATGGCTTCCAGCCACGCGACTTGAACGCCTTGCCATCACAGACAGCTTCGAGGGTACGTGGCTTGCCACTTGTCAAACGACCCTTGACAACTCTATGGCATTCGCACAGCGAGTCCTCGGGCAGCCCCAGTTCCTTCAGCCGCTTCTTGCGCTCACGGGTGCCGACTGCACGGCAGTTGGGGACTTCTTCGATCGTCTCCCAAATGCACCACATGTACAGGACGAACTGAGGAATGTTGCCAGATTTTGTGTCTTCCTCGATCTCATCCAGAAGCTCTTGCATCAAGCCTCTTGTCGAGTTCTTGGTGGAAGTCACGATGTCCTGTGGTGGGATCATCCCCTTGAAGTGTGACATCCATGATGGCAGCGGCCCAGTCGCCTTGTTCGTGACCGCCATTCCTCGGCTCTGATTCCAGACCGAGTGCTCCATCTGATCGACCTCATCGGCGTGCGCCTTGGCCGGGTGCGGGCCAGAGACGGCGTTCTCTGAGCCGGCGACGACTTCCACCGATGAACCAGTCTTCCACACTGTTTGCGACTTCTTGGGCCGATCACGGATGAATGGCAAGACGGAATCACCGCGCCGGCCAGACTCGGAATCGTGCTCGAAGCACCAGTCCTCAATGTTGCCGTAGCAGCGATTGCCCTGCGCTTCCGTCGCCCCGAAGCTGAGGCAGCCACAGCCCGCCTTGTACGTGCAGTTGAGGTAGTGCAGCAGTGCGACGATGAACGTCTTCGAGCCACCACGATTTGCCCGTGCCAATGCCGATGACACGCGCTCGAAGAAGAGATCTGCCAGGAACTGAAAGGGTGCTACGTGGTCTTCACAGACCGGCACACGTGGGATATTGACGCCAATGTTCTTGACAATCCACGCATGCAGTTCTTCATCATTGCTTGGACCTTCGTATTGCAGCTTGCGTGAAAGGGTTTTCACTCGAAGCACGATGTCGCGCAAGTCGCTCGCTTCGAGCCGGTCCAGTGCTTCCGGAGTCACTCCCATTGCTGCCAGCGCTGGGGGAATCTCCGCTACTCCGATCTTCGCCAACAGCGGATGCACTTTCGAGGACTTCCGCGTCGGTGATGTCTGTGGCACTTCCCTCGATCGCCGCCGCGACTTGCGGCTCTGCGACAAGCTCGAAGAGGGTGGCAAGCAGTTCCTCCTTCGTCTTCGTGTCGAACTCGGCTTCACTCTCGCGCAACTGTAGTGCTGCTTCGCGGTTCTCGATGTCGAGCGCGAGCTTCACCGCATCCAGATTGGCGCGAGTGCCGGCGTCACGACGCAAGGCTCTGTCAATAGCCCTGACCATACGACCGGTGAAGCGCTCACGGATCTCTTCCGCGATTGCCTCAGCCGCTCTTGCCTGGCGATCTACGCCAGTGCGGGGCCTGCCTTGCTTGAGGCCGGGTCCACCCATCCGGCCCTCGTAGACGAGTTGCAGAGCACGGATCTGCGGGTCTGAATCATAGCCATCGCCCTCCTGCCGGGGCCTAGCCCCAAGCCGGTGCAACCGCCCCAGCGCCTTCAGTTGGCGCTCATTCAGACCTACATCCTCGATTCTGGCGATTTCCTCCGAAGACATAGCTCGGCCATTTTACACATCCGAGCCTTCCAGCGGGTACAATCTTTCCAGTAACCCGGGGTCGCCAAGGTTGACAGCTATCTTATCAACAGTGTCGATGTCGATCACGCGGATCGGTGTCGGATCACGGCCGATCCCCTTCCACATGTAGCCGTCGAGCCAGCGCCGCACCCGTGAGGCATCTTGGCCCATCTCCTTGGCCAAGGCATTGAGATCGTATCCTCGCTCACGAAAACGGTGCAGCAACCACATCCGGAACGGCACCACGTCGAGCGCCGGCACACCCTTGATCGTACGTGGTGGCGTGCTGGCGTTCTTCTTCTTGATCAGTGCCAGTCGATCGGACAGTTCCTCGATCTGGTGGTTCTGTTCGTCAAGAATCTTGCGCTGACGTTCAATGAACTCCAGCGCATGATTGCGGCGCTGCCACGCCTGCTCGTTCGCCTTCTTGCCCTTCTTGCGCTTCTCCTCCTCGGAGAGCGATTGATAGCGCTCATGTTCACGCTGACGCTTGCATTCCTGACACTCGCCTTTGATCTGCTCGTAGCCCGTGCGTGTCTTGTAAACAGTGAAGTCGCTTACCGGACGCCAGCGCGTACAGCGGTCACAATTTCTGTAGCCGCGCCAAGTCTTGTGCTTTCGAGGCTTGCCACCAGTCATCGCCACTCAAGAAAGGTCATCTACGTTCCAAGATGGTAAGGGCAGCCAGGGCATGAGTGAGAGCATCCATCTGGTCTGAGCCGCCGCTATTCTTGGCAAGCAGCTTGAGATCGGGGTAGAGCTTCTTGAAGTGGGTCCATGCGTCGTCTTTGGAGAGTCGCCCATTTCCTAAGGCTATCCCACGGGCCATGCCAACGCTAGGGTTGAGCACGACTGCACCGTAGCGCTTGGCTGCCAGCAGTGCCACGCCCTCATGACGAGCCAGCGAGCGGATCACATTCTTGTTCATGAAGACCGCTAGCTCTTCCACAGAGATGACATCAGGCTTGAAGATTTTGAACTGCATCGTCATCCACTGGTACTGATCGTCCAGCCTGACAGCTATGCTGTCGCGCTTATCCTTCGGCTTCCAAACCGCAGCACGGGTAGGAACACCATTGACAGCCAGACCGATGGCCGTCCAGCCGGCGCTGGCGATATCAACGCCGCAAGCCCTCATTCAAGATTCCTAACGCCGCTTCTCAGCCGCTGAGCCGTAGACGATGCCGGAGCCGATGGCAGCGGCGAACAAAGCAACAGCATAGTTGCCCTTGGCTATGCTGATCCTGTGAAGATTCTTTTCAGCTATCTCGCGCACGAACTGCATCGTATCAAGAACGTCAAACTCCACGACTTCCAAGCCGAGCTTGACCATCGGTGTCATTGTGTCGAAACTGCCTTTGCCGGGTGCCAGCCGGCCGGACTGCCGAATTACACTTGACCGTGCTCTGCGCAAGTCGCTGTAGGTGATGTCAGCCAACGAGGTTCCATCCCCATTTGAAAATGATGTAGACAACATGCCCGTAGACACCGACGAATGCAGCCACCACAAGCATGGCGACAATTGACGCCAACATTGTTTCCACAAAGGCGCCAAGCGACTTGAACATGGGACCGGAAGGCTCAGGCCGGGGATCATTGCCCCGACCTGATTGCCTGTCAACCATACTTACTTACGCGGCCGATGCCGCTGATCGCCCCGGCCAGAGCCAGGAATGTTGCCGGCAGCCGTGCCGCGCGTAGAGCGCTTGATCGCGCTGGCTGTCTCGCCCTCTGCCTCATCGCCCAAGAAGCCTCCTACGCGACTCACTGTGCGCCACTTGATCTCTATCGTCTTCGCCAGATCGCGGAAGCGCACGTAGTTGTGGTATGCAGTCCTTTGCATTGCGCGTGCCGCCACGACGCGCTCATCCGTACGGGCTTGCGCCTTGCGCTTGCCCTCGTTGCTCTCGTTTGCGTCAAGCAACGCGACATCTTCCAGATACTCCGCGATCTCATCGTAAGCATCGGCCTCGATGTACGCCCGACTGGCCTGCCACAGTGCCGTAGACAGGGCGCTGGCGAATGCGCTCAGCATGTTCGCCATCTGATCGTGGTCAACAGTGGCGAAATCTGT